CGCCCCCGCCGCCACCGCCACCGGCACCGAAGCTTCCGCCACCACCGCCGCCGTCGCCAGCCGTGATAGAGCTTGCGCCGCCGCCAGCCCCAGCCGTTCCGCTAGATGAAACATAGGTCGCCGTAGTTCCGTTTAGTTGAGACGAGTCTGCGTTGTATTCTCCGCGCCCGCCCGCGCCGCCGTTGATATAATTACCAGTCCCTCCGGCACCGCCAGGAGCTGATCCGGCCGTATGGTTTCCGCCGAATCCGCCCGCTGCACCGGAAAAAGAAAACCCAAACAAGTTCGAGGTCGCCCCGATACCGCCAGAACCCCCAGTATTTCCCGTCCCTACGCCAGCGATCCCGCCCGCGCCGATTGAGCCATTGTAAACAGTTGAGGGAGTAACCGGGGCGATCAATTGGAATACTCCGGCCCCGCCGCCGCCACCGCCGCCATCATTTCCGGTTGAGCCAGACCCGGCCCCGCCGCCGCCACCGCCGCCGTTGCCGATCACTAAAACGAAATTCATATTCGCTACGGTGGTAAAAGAAACAGACCCAGGGGTTGTGTAAACAGTTGCCCGCGACGTTGCTACTGCGGAACTTGTAAGGGCTGTTAACGGAACTGATCCGGCGAGAATAGTCGTCCCGTCAAAACCGCTAGGTAAAATTCTAGCTGAAGAGGTCGTGCCGCCGACCCTGAAAACCATAGCCCCCAAAGTTGCCGAAGTGTCCCCTTCGATTATTAACGCTGCTGTGGTTGTCGAACTATTTAAGTCAACCGATCCGGAATACATGCCGCGCCACCGATGCTCACTGGTGCCGAGGTCGTGGGTTATGGTTGAGGCAGTGATCGTGTCAGAATTTATTGGGACGTTCGTTCCGCGATGGTTCGAAAAATTAGCGTTCACCTCGCTTGCGCGTGCTTTCGTATTAGCCGAGAACGTTGTGTAGCTTGTTATCGTTGAAGGCATTTAGACTCTCCCATCACTTTGGTCTTGTTTTGCAAAGCTCTTTTTTTTAAAAGGTTTATGAACGTAAAAGTTCGGATCGCCTATGATCCCTTCAAATTTATTCGGCTCGCACGGCCCGGGGTAGGTCAAAACCATCTCATGCCAATCGATCGGATAGACTTCGCAGTACCCGCCGAGATCATTTGCAAAAGATGAGAGAATACAAAATAGGTACGTCAAAATCTTAACGCCTTAACTAGATCAATTAAGATGGCCTTAAGCTGTGCGAGCGTTGTCGCAGAAATAATGCTGATATTAACTGCCGCTGTTAATGACGCGTCGATAGGAATTAAATGCCCTCGGAAGTTTGCAAAGTTCTCGTTTACCCTGGCGCTGGCAATTAAGGTCGACGGAGTGAAAGTATTAAACGCTGTAATCGTATCAGTTGACGGAGCCATTAGACCTCTCTTGCTATAAATTTACACTCAAACCTATCCAAATCAATGTTTTGACTAATAAACTTAAACTCTTTTGCGTTTAGTTTTAGCGCGTTCCCGCCCGAAGCGTCCCAGTATAAATCTGAACTATTTGTAGCGTCTGCCCAATCGTTTAAATCCCAAAGGCTTCGAAACAAAACTGGACTTGAGTCGTAGGTGATTTGAACTCGGTCTAGTATCTCTAGGTGCGGTACGAAGGTAGTAGTAAACTCAATCTCATTTTTTATTGTTGAAACGTCGTTAAAAATATTTTGCGCCAGGGCTTCGGCAACGGTCACGTTTGGAATAAGCGTGTTGCTAATGCTAAAGGTTCTCTCACCTAGCGCCCACGCAGCGTTGGCAGACTCGACGACCATTGCAGATTGAACGGTTGAATAAGACGTCGTCGTATTAAGAGAGTTGAATTGTATCTGAACGCGAGAGTAAAACTTTGAGGGCTTTTTGCCGTAAGAATTAATAGTCTTTATAGTCTGTCCATATGTATTATCGGTTCCTCCGACGCCGTTAAATAAATAAGCCGCCGTAGTGGTAAGTGCAGACCTGGACCTGAACCGAAACTTCCCGTCTCTAGTTATATAGGAGACATGATTTTCTGCCTCTGATAGCTTCTCGATAATCTCCCAGACGTTTTTTTCTCTCAGCTCCTCAGATGTTGAGGTGTTTAGATTTAGATACTGAGTCGTCGTGGTAGATATATCAAAGTTCGTGGTGGTGTTATCGAAAAAAGGTCTGAAGACAAAACCTCCAGACCCGTCTGTTTGATCCCTTAAAAGCTCCATAAACCTTGACGCCGTCATTGATCCGTCAAGACCCCTGATGTTTGATGCCGCGTAGTTTCTAAAAACTTCTGTCAAAGGTTTGACGTTAAATGTGATCTCATTTTTATCACTTCCTGGCATATCGCCAGAAAAGATCCCGACGAACGCTGTGGTGACCCCATTGGGGATATTAAAAACCTGCGTAACTCCGGAGGTGGTAGTAAAATCAAAAAACCCGGTCTCTATTTTAAATAAAGTCCTTTGCTGAGGCATGTAGTTGTACCAGTAAGAGTCTTCACTATCCTCTGGGTTATACTTCCCTTGATCATTCTGGACAACGACACGCATATTTCCGAAGGTGAATTTATTAAGCCTTTCCGAGTCAAGCTGTGTTGAGATCGTGCCCCATTTTTTTATGTCTTTAGAAATCTCCACCCAGCTACTTTCAAAAGCTCCAGTACCTATGTTTCTTCTTTTAATATACGCGCGCCTGAAAACTCTCGAGTGCGGCTTTTTAATATAATCAATTATGGATTGTCCGGGCATTTATGTAGGTGACTCCCTAAAGTCCATATTGCCAGTAAAGCCAGCATTCGCATTATCGTCGCTATAGGTATAGAAATCAAAATTCCCTACCCAGACGGCTTCATATAAAATCGCATCCCAGGAGGTGGTCGTTCCAAAAGGGCAGAACATAAACGGATTGTGGGCCTCAAATAAGGTTTTGAATTGCGATTGAAACGTCAGAGGAGCGTTTGTTAGCTTCACCTTGTGGGAGTATTTGTCCTTTACTGCATGCACGCGGGTACCACCGTCGGATAGCTCGTGAACGATTTGCTTCGTATCAATCAATGGCTTGTAGTTTTTCGCAGAAGGTAGCTGAGAGAAATTAATCTGCACAGAGGAGATTACAATCTGTGCGACCGCTTTTTCCACATTGGCGACTATTGTTGATTTAATATCAAACGATACGGAGGTGACATCGACCGCAGAGAATGAAAGGTACATTGACGACGCGCTATTTGAAACCCAGGAACTTGTAACGGTAGAGCTTGTCGTTGTAAGCGCAAAGGTCGATGCCGTTAGCCCGTTACGGAAAATTATCATCTCTCTAGCGTTGGTGTTTAATATAGCGATCCTTGAAACCGATGTCGTCGCATCAAAGTTTATTCGAATCGTCGTTTGCGTCAGATCGTTGTTAAAACCAGAGCTCACATATTGGTAATATGTATCTCTAGTGAGCAAATACTGAGCCGTGCTCGTGTTTGAGTTTACAACCGCTTGCGTAGAGGTGTTAAAATAGTTCTGATATAAAATTTCCATTTATATTAACCCCGTATCGAACGCCTGAGATTCGTTGTTCTGCCTTAGCTTTAAAAGTTGTCTGTCTATCGCAATAGCTAACTGTCTTGCGCTAGACTCATCGCCTAGCATTCCGCCGTTAACTATAATCGTGACGTTGCTGCCCATGCCTGGGACCTGACCGTTCTCTAAAGGAATAACTGCCTCGTCTCGACCGCCTTCTCCGATAGTGGCTTGCATACCGCCAGGACGGGCCGTGACGATACCGCCCTCAGCGAGCTGAACGCCTGCGACTTGCGCAGCTTGTGCAGCCATTGCGGCGTAAGTTAGCCCAGCGAAAATTCCCCCGAGAACTGGGCCGCCCATTCGGGTTCCCCATAAAGTTGCATGAGCTACAGCTTCCGGCGTAGCAATTGCGATTTGAGTTATTGCCGCCGCCTTACCGATTGCCGCAAGTGTTTGGTTATTTGAATTCTGCATTGCCGCCCAGACGGCTAGAGTCTTGCCCCTTGACGCCGTTGTTTCATCGTCAAATTTTTTCTTAGCGGCAGTTTGATTTTCATGATGCTGCGCCTGGAGAACCAAGTCTTGGAGGTCTGTTTTTTCCTTTAACAATAACATTTTTTGTTTATTGTTCGTCTCGTTTTTTAATTGGTTATCTAGGAAAGCCATTTGCGCTTCTAGTTTTTTTACGCCCTCGGCCTCTTGAATAGCAAATATAAGATCATTCTGAACAATCGCATTCTCTTGATCCCTTAAAGACTTATCAAGATTGTCGATAGCTTCTTTATCATTAAACGTTTTTCTCGCCTGCTCTTCTTTTTCTCTGTTTTCGTTACGAATAGCCTGCAGCTGAGCGAGCTCTGTTTCCATTGAATTAATAAGCCCAGTCCCCATTCCGTAATCGCCCTTATCATCTCCCATTTTTAATTTAAATTTAATCAGTCGCTCAGTTATACTTTTTATTTTCTCATCTAGTTCGGCGGTTGTTGCCTTCGCGTCATCTGCGCCCTTAAAGCTATTTAAGAATTTCAAAACTTCGATTGTGCCCTTCGCCATATCAGTTACGAATGGGCCAATACTGCCGCCGACACTCTCTAAGAAATTCGACCACTGATTTTTGAGTTGATCTATTGCGCCCAGACCCCGTGCCATTGCGGCTGCCTGTCCACCGACTTTCCCGGTAAGAGCGTCAATAACATTTGCCATCTTTTGATTCGCGTCGCTAGCTTGCTCAACATGAATTCCATGTCTAGCGAGAACATCGTTTTCACTAGCGATGGCTTTCCCAACCAGTGCAGACGCTGATGAAAGATCCATACCTTTTGCGGCAGCAAGATCAAGCGTGGCCCTTAAGAGCTCTTCTGTAACTTCGCGCTGCCCAATGTGCATTTGCAAAACGCCCTGTGCGGCAATAATTTGATCGTCGCTGAAGGTGGTAGTTTGTTCTAAGGCGTCCGCTAGACCTAAATATTTCGCACGAAGATCGGCGGTAAACGTCCCCTGATTAACCATTGATTGAGTCAGCTGATTGATGGCTAACTCTTCTTCCCTAAACGCTTCGATAGTGGCGTACAGCGCGCTTGCGACACTTTTCGCAATGTTAACTACGTCGCCAAACGTAATAACGAAACGGTCTAAAACATCCTGCCCAATCTGTTTTATTCTTAGTAGTAGAGTTGCTTCACCGCTAGCCATTTAACCTGCGCCCCTTTGCCTTTTCCTGTCTCCTGGCCTCTGCGGTCAGTGAATGATATTGGACGAAGACATTAAACTCAAAATCTTCCGCTCCTAACTTTACAATTTCACTTGGCAGCTTGCCGTACCGGCGCGCAATCTCATCTATCTCTAAAACTTTTGCCTTAGCGAAATAACGGATACTTTTTTTTTACCATAAGTGTAACCTAAAATCGCTTCATACAGACCATTGCATAGATCCCAGTCGCCGAATAAATCGTCAACGAATTGCCCAGGCTCATCCTTGCTAGACGATAGTTTGGGCTTGATAACAGATGATAAAAAAATATCCCGGTAAACGTCTTTAGCTTTTTCATAGTTAACTGGCACGTCTTTACTCTCTATCTGCTTTTTGTCTTCGTAAACTGCAAATGTTTTAAGAAGGGTCTTGTAGCCCTCCATATGTTTTAAAACATCTAGCTTCCTGATTTCAAACTTCACACCGCGCACGCGCACGGTCTTGGTTTCTTGAAGGTGATCTTTTAAAGGTTTACCTAATGGCCACATTTTATGTGTAGTTAGCTGTAAGGTTTGTCACAAGCGCCCTACAAGCGTATCCCGTTGCCGAAGTTTCATCCCGCAAAACATGAAAATCAATATCAGCTTTTAGTATCTCATCTGGTCCGCCGATTTCAGGATCACCGGAGTTATTAACATAAACCTTAGGGAAGACAAATTTAATGCCCTCACGGCTTTTAGATCCGGTAAGTGTAGGGCCTAAAAACTCAAACTCAGCTGCAAGTTGCGTTCCGTTTAACATCGCATTGTAGGCCGTGATCGTGTCAAATCGCATTGAGACTTTTAGATCAAAGTTTGCGATACCAACCGGCAGGACAGAGAGAATGTCCGAGCCTAGTCTTCGTGATTCGCTATCGGCTTTTAAGTTGTTCGATAAAGTAAACTCAACGCTTTGAACGTGCCAGAAGGAAGTCGACGTTAAAGATGCTAATGAATTCTCCACGTTAAACCTGCCGCTAACAAAAGTTAGAGGAACAGAAGACGCACCGATAGTTAACAGGGTAGAAATATCGGCAGCACTTATAGTTGAGTCAGAAAAAACTAAAGAAGCTTTGCACTTAAGAGCCTCATCTAGCTCGCCGGTAATCGTTAAAGAATCAACTCGCCCGCCGTTGTAACGGAATCTCTGCGCACCGACGGAATCCCCTTTTCGATGGTCTATACAAATAGACGAATAAGAGCCGTCCATCTGTCCGATTGAGATAGTATGTGTAACAGCACTGGAGCCAACAGTTTCCGCCGTAGCAGTAGCAGTAGAGATAGCGCCACCAAAAGCGTTGTGAAGCAGGTAGTTAGGAGCCAGCTCCTTAGCGTAGAAATAAAACTCGACGTCACCTGATACAACTTTTCCGCCCTCAATTCTTAAAGAATGAGCCCGAGAGTTTTCAACCTGTTCTAAAATCTTACCTTCTTTTACTGTTTTTATTGCAGCGGAAAGAAAAGGAAGTCCGGCAGTTCCAGTTAAAAAAGTTCCGTAGGTGGTTTCTCGCCCAACGGCTATGTAGGAATTGTAAGATAAGAATGCACTTTGTCCGACCGCCATTTATGACCTCCTTGTCAACAAACTGAAGCTAGATAGGCTTGGTTATGATCTTTCCACGTCTGCTTGAGTTTTTCATCTATTTCTCGTATCTGTTTTGCCATTTCGTTTTTATTTCTCAATAGTTTATTTACTGTTACCATATCCTCTGGATTGTGCCTATAGGTTATCTGGCTTTCAAGACTCTTGCTAGCGAGCTGTAAAATAGTTTGCGAGGCACACTGGACCACCGGCAATTTGAAAGTGCTGATATATTTCTCCAGCCAATTTGCAGAGAATGTTAAGTTCGTAGAAGTCCAGCAAGTCTTTTGTCCAGCTGTCATTCCATATATATGCTTCATGTAATAATACTTACCTTCTCCGTCGTGATCAAAAGCATAATAGTTCCCGTCTGGACGCCAGCAGTAGTCGAACCCGATGAGTAGGATTTTATCGTAGCCAAAAAAATTGCACCTTCGCACGTTGTTCGATTGGGTAACAAAAACGACCATAGCGTTTGAAACATTCGTAGCAGCTGGGATTATATTCTCGCACCCGGAGATCGCAGCGAATTCTTTATGGGATTCAATAATGTCTTCGTTTACAAAGAAATAAATATCTTTCCAATTTCCATTACTAGACCATTTCGGATTACCGCAGACGTTAATAAATAAGACCGTATTTTGTAACTTATCCTTCCATTTTTCCATGTATTTTTCATACGACACGTTCGCATCGCAGACCAAAACAAACTTGGGAATGATACCGTTATCTAAACAATGCCCTAGGGTTTTATCACAGGCGAACACGTCAACGTTGTGCTGATTTTGTTTTATAGTTTCTAGATTCTCTTCAAACGAAAAGCCGTTAGCTATAAGTAAGCAAGCTCTTCCGATACCAGTATTTTCAAAGTCAGTCAGGCGCTTCATTTTAAACTTGGAATGCTCTTTTGCCTGCGCTGCCCATTGCTTATGCCATTGTTTATAGGCAGAGAGAGATTGATGGCGAATTGTGTCGTCGTCCATTTTGTACATTGCTTTTCCCCTTAGTAAAAGACTTGTGCGTTGTAAGTTAAAACGCCTGCCCGAAGGTGGGTAGACTCATCTAGTGCCTGATTGTAATATTCTATTTGGGTTGGTTTTTGCCACAGAACCTTACCGCCGAAATTCGGGTCTGCTCTCAGAGAGAGCTCGATGTTTTCCATCAAGTAATTTATATCGTCATCCGCCGGGTCCTTATCCACGCTTGCATAGGTATCATTCCACAGGATCCCAACGACGCTAACGCTTATCTCGCCCTTGAACTTTGCCGTTAGTTGGTCAACGACGATGTCCATTTGTTGGGTGTTTTTGGAATTTATATAACAAGTAACCATAGGGAAAAAAGAAGGTTGTGGCTGTATGTGTTGTGGGTTGATTTTTAATACCTGCGCTACCTTGCGAGACATTCCATTTGATAAATAAACTGGGCTCGCGGTGGTGGTGTTTGCAGCTAGAAGCGTGGTTTGTATAGCTGATTTAATTCCGACTAGGTCTACGACGACAGCCATTTTTATTTATCCTCTAACATAAAAGCTAAAACGTTCTTGCTAATATCTTCCGCGCCTTTGTCAGATAGCCACATAAAGGGTCTAGTTTTGTCATGATGTTCGGCGTATTCGAACCCGCCTTTCGTCTTCGCATTATTATAAAATAAAACGCCAGCGTCACTCGTCCGGTATTTCTGCGGAACAAATGTTTGACGAAGACGACCAGTGTCCTGAAGAATTTTATTCCCACCCTTGCCAATCTTTTCCATAAATAAAGTATAGGCAAAAGACCAATGCTTCCATTTTCCGTCTGGTCCAGTTTCATTTTTAAAATGACTCATAATATCGCGGTAGACGACAGAGGAAAAAAGCCCGATCACTTCTTTATGTTTTTTCTCATACTGCTTAGTCTTAATCGTTAGTTTTTGTAAAAACCTAACCATGCCTAAGTCTTGAAATTCTACCTCAGCTGGCATCTTTATCTATTCCTGTCGATATCGGTCTCTTTATCCGGGTCAATAACCCAGTTAAGCGGATCGTCTTCTTGAAACGTTTCAGTATAGCCAGACGTGGAGCTTTTAATTCTAAACGCTGCGGTAGATTTATCAGCAATCGAAGCTCCGCTCGTATCGACAAGGTCTAGCTTGTAATCGCGAATGTCTTTAAGATTAGATATGGCCTTGTCAATATACCTATCCGCGCGCCCGTAGGCTTCCTTCCCCCCGCGCGCCATGTTCTCGTACATGTAACCAATCGAGAGCCACTGGCACATTGTCGTGATCATTGGAGGCATGCTGGTAGTAGTAAACGAGGTAATATCGTAGCGTTTACCTAAATATTTATTAATCTCGTTCTCGGCATTCGTAATGCACAACGTCCCGAGGGCAGTCGTCGTCGTGTCGAACGTCGTCCCAACCATCAAGGTCTGCAGTGAAGTCGTCGTGGCGTAACTTCCCACCGATTAACCTCCTACTCGGACAAGCCCTTCTTTTTTAATCTTAGTATAAAACGCGCTAGTCGCTGGGTTGGTTAAAAGCCCTACATAGTCTGAGTACACGGAGCCAGCAACGGTTTTTTGCATCTTCACCAGCTTCTGACCGTTCACTTCGTACCAAGTGTCGACGGGTTTAGCTTTGTGAATTTTTGCATTTGCCAGCTCTTGCGCATTTTGTTTATTAGCTTCGAATTTTTCAGCTATTTCAAGCGCGGCTGTAGATAGTTTGCGTCCCATTTAATCACTCCCTGATAAATTACTGCCCAGACGTCATGCCCGGGCAGAATTAGTTCAGTATAATTATGCGCTGATGTCACCTATTAAATAACCGGCCAACGATGCGACGACCTTAGCTTGGTAGTGCATGTTAACTTCGATTGCCTCAGCAGACCGTTCCTCGTCTCTCCATCGCTTAACCATTGGCACGTCTTGTTTGAAGATGTAACCAGCAGAAGGTTGAACAGGAGAGGCGCTAGCAGGTCGGTATCCAAGGAAAGCGGCATCTGGCCATAAGGCGCTGACAGACTCAGCTACTCCGAGAGCCGAAGTATCTATAGACGCAGTTCCTACGAGCAACTCCCCAACGTTGAACAATTTAGCT